CTTGCCGCACGTATCGAGGAACAAACAGATATAGAGATGGCGGAAAGCCTTGCCTCCCGCATCGCCGGGATGTGCGAGACGGTTGAGGTCAAAGGCAATGACCTCAGGATCAAAGGAGATGAGAACAGATGAGCAATGCGATGACCACGATAGAGATCACCGGGGCCTACGGCATCAAGATGCACACGCTCAAACTGAGAGACGGGTTTGCCGAATGCTTCCGTGTGCTCAAACCAACAGGCGTGCTGGTTTTCAAGTGGTCAGACGTTCAGGTGCATCTCTCTGAGATTCTCCCCCTTGCGCTACCTCACAGACCGCTGATAGGCAACAAGAAGGCAAAGACATCAGGCACCCATTGGGTGCTTTTTCTTAAGGAGGCTAGATGAACGCAGACGAAAGGTATCTCATAAGCTACGTATGCTCTAAGGACTACCGCAGAGCACGTGTACAGACGAAGTCTATCCTCGAGCATATCTCTACGGCAAAGGATGCCTCATTTCGTGACTATCAGCTAAAAAAGCTCGCAAAAGACGATGGCATGGAGGTTCCAGACCAGCTCAAGGGCTTAATTACGCTTGAAGGCAGCTCGGAGTTTAATAGCGATCTGTTTCTGGCGCGGAAAGGCGACACAGACGCAGTAGACAGGCTCATGAGATGCCTAAGAGCCTCTGAGGTGCTCTCTGATCTCGGCATCGCATACGCTCCGACGCTGCTCCTCTACGGTGCAAGTGGTACGGGGAAGACAACGCTAGCACGATATGCGGCCTACCTCATTGGACTCCCCTTCATCCGCGTGAGATTCTCAGGCCTGGTAGAGTCGTACCTCGGGAAGACGCAGAAAAACATTCAGAAGGTCTTTGATTTCGCAAGGGGAAGACCTTGCGTCCTTTGCTTCGACGAGCTCGATGCCGTGGGGCTTGCACGGGGGCAGAAAGACGACGTAGGCGAGATGAGCAGAGTCACAATCGCGATCATGCAGGAGATGGACGATATCCCAAACGACATGGTTGTCATTGGTACGACTAACAGGCGAGACATCATAGACCCAGCGCTTGCCCGTAGATTTTCTTTTGACCATGAAGTCAAGGATCTAACGCCTGATGATGCATGCATGTTTACCATGAAATTTTTAACACATGTTGGATTACCAGAGGCATACGCAACCAATATCGTCGCTCCGTATGCCGGCGGTAGCCCTACTGCCTCGGCTGTGATAGGAGCATGCACGGAGTTTGCCCTCTCGCATATCGACGAGTGCAGGAGGGTTGATGCCAGATGAACGGATGGGATGCAAACGACCCTGGAATTTTCGTCAGCCGCGGACCGTCATGCGGCGGCTGCCTCGACACCGCCGAGACGTTTCTGCGGCGTGTCCAGTCAGACGTGAGGCAACTGGCAGATGACAAGGCGCGCCTCACGGCGCTCGGCAAGTGGCCCGACGGCATGCCTCGCTCAGGGTGCTCAGATGACCTTTCCGGCATGGCCGATGTTCTCGACCGGCAGCTGCTCGTGGGTGAGGAGGTCTCCCGTGCGCGTTACTACTGTCGCACGCTCGACGTCGAGAACCCCCGGCACAAATGGGGGCGCATCCTTGAGTGCTACTACGTCGACGACATGAGCATCAAGAAGACGGCTGTGGTTGTGGGGTATTCTGAGATATGGACCAAGCAGGAAAAACGGGTAGGGCTTGACGTGATGACCGAAAGGTATTTCTCCCCACGAACTTAAAGAACATACCAAAACATACTTCAACATCGTGAATTTTACTGATATACCTAGGCTGTCTTAATTTGGATGGAAGAACCAACGGGCCCCGCGTCTCTTCGGAGATGTGGGGCTTTCTCATGCCGGGAGGCCATCACATGCAGCATACGAGTGTGCATCCCACACCGCTCGTGATCACCATCGAGCAGATGCTCGCATCCAAGGCCAAAAGCACGCCGAAGAGATCCCGCGAACGCCGCACGTTGCGCGAGCTTAGGAAGATGAGATGTGACTAGCAAGCGGACAAGCACACGCCGATTCAAGGCTGATGCCAAGGCTTTCTTCGAAGAGGGCAGGATACTCGACGCCAAGGGAGACCCGGCGGCAGACTGCTGGCTTTGCCACGGTCGCATCAACTACTCAGTGCCACCGGGAACTACCGACGATAGCCATGAGCTCGACCATTACTACCCGGTCTCACGCTTCCCCGAGTTGCAGGACGATCCGGCAGGCTGGCGACACGCCCACCGCAGCTGCAACCGTAAGCGCGGAGACGGCACGAGGCACAACGCATCACTCGGTGACATTGTCCCTGACTGGTTTTGATTAGATTAATCTAAATATAATTATTTTATCTTCATATCATGGTTATAGTTAAATAATTTCACATGGGTAGGGGCGTTCTGGTTTCAAAATAGCTGGTAGCCGGCCTACCTCCCGCGCGGCCTTTGGTCCGCTCCCCCCGAAAATTAGACGACAGGGGGGTCGCGCGCGAGATAGTTCTGATCTTGGAGGTGTAAAGATGGCGGGATTTGAGACTAAGACATGCCGGGAGGCCCTCGAGGACTCAATCAGGTCCGCACGCCTGCCCAAGAGGCTCGCTGCCACGGTGGCCTGCGCCCGCGTACTTGCTGACAGGATCGACGAGATATCAAAAGCGGGCTTTGCCGACGATTCAGGCAAGCTTGATAACGTCTCAGTGCCTACCTATCTGCGCTATCTGTCTGCGCTCGGACTTACTGTTGAGCCTAAGCCAAAGAAGCCAGGGCCTAAGCCGAAGGGGGCTGACCAACTAGCCGGCTTCATGTCAGACCATGGCATCCGGTGAGGCCGCGCACGGGTCAACGGAGCCTCGCATCTTCTCAAAGCCACTCAGAAAGCTCACACCCGAGACCTCGCTTGGCTTTGAGGTTATCGACTTCGCGACCGTTGTCCTCGGCCTGTCGCTCTTCCCGTGGCAGCGTTGGCTCCTCATCCATGCCCTCGAGCTTCTACCGGACGGCAGATACCGCTTCCGGCGCATCATCGTGCTCGTCGCCCGCCAAAACGGCAAGACGACGCTCATGGGCGTACTCGCCGCATGGTGGCTCGCGATTGACTCGCGCCGGCATCCTGACAAGGTGCCGGCCTTCAAGTTCAAGGTCGTCGGCATCGCCCAGAACCTCGATATCGCGAGGGAGCCCTGGGAGCAGGTGAAGCTGTGGTGCAACCCCAACCCGGCAAACGACGCCGACGCATCCCTTGCGATACCGTCGCTGAGATCGCATGCCCTCAAGGTGGTAGACGCCCATGGCCAGGAGGCGATATATGAGGACAACCGCTCACACTACGAGATCAGGGCAGACGCAAGGGGTAAGCCCGCCGCCCGCGTTATCCTCGACGAGATTCGCGAGCAGCATGACTGGAAGGTGTGGAATGCCGTATCACAGACTACCAAGAGCTTCTGGTCAGGTCAGATGTGGGCCATCTCGAACGCCGGGGACGCCCGCTCGGTAGTGTTAAAGAAGGAACGTGAGATCGGCATCGAGCAGGTCAAGGCCCAACAAGAAGGGAAGAAGTTCGACCGGTCCCTCGGCCTTTTCGAGTGGAGCGCACCTGACGGGTGTGCCCTTGACGATGTGGGGGCGATCCTCCAGGCCAACCCCTCCATCGGCTACGGCGGTATAACCGTCGCCGACTGCATATCAGACTCTAAGACGATGCAGGAGGCGGGGTATCGCACCGAGGTCTTATGCCAGTGGGTGACCGCTAAGGTAGACAGCTACATCAACCCGGCAGACTGGCGCGCCTGCGAGGTGTCACCTTTTGCCGTGGAGATCCCGCACGGCCAGCGCACGGTCTGGGGTATCGATGTGTCCTACGACCGCTCAGTGAGCTGCGTCGCGGCAGCCACAACAGATGCGTCAGGCCGTGCGTTCGTTGAGGTGCGAGAGCGCAGGCCGGGGATGTTGTGGGTGCCGGACTTCCTCAAAGAGATCGCTGGGGCAAGCGGAAGCCGTGAAGTGGCCCTACAGTCAAAAGGCTGCGCGTCGATGGAGTTCATAGGTCCCCTGGAAGATCGCGGGTTGGACGTTATAGAGGTGGACGGCAGCCATATCGGCATCGCTACGGGACGCTTTCGCGACCGTGTGAGGGACCGCTCGCTCATACACGTCGCCCAGCCGGCGGCAGATGAGGCTGTGTCTGCCGGCGTCGTGAAGACCGTCGCCGAAAACGTCGCCTGGGATCGCCACCGATCCATTGCTGACATATCTGGACTTGTCGCCGAGACCGTGGCGCTCTACGGCCTCGAGACGCATGTTGATGAGACCCCATCGTCTGCCTACGACGACGGGCACGGGCTTCTCATGGCCTAGGAGGTCATATGAAACTTTGGATCAGGCCGGGGCGGGATGTCACAGTCTCGCTTACAGACGGCTCGGCAATAAACGGCAAGACGAGATTCGCGCTTCCCGGAAAGCTCAAGCTCTCCGGTGTTGTTATCGGCCCTGCCGAGGTGGCGGGCGTCGTTATCATCCCCCACGACAAGGTGCTGACGGTGCAGGTGATGCCATGATCACGCTCAAGACGGATTCGGGGGCCGTGACCATCGGCGACTCGTCAATTCCCGGCGTCAACACCCGTACGACATGGGGCATCGAGGTCAAGGACCCGCCGATACCTATATCAGCGCTCACAAGGACGGGCCCGGTAGATCCCCAGGCGATCTGGAAGACGCAGCCGAGCGTTCGCAAGGTCGTTGAGTTCGCGGCCAGAAACGTCGCATCCGTGCCGTGGAAGGCCTACCTGAGGGTAAGCGATGATGACAGGCAGCGAGCCTCAGGCTCTCCTGCCGAGAAAGCTCTCAGGCATCCCCGTCCGCGCCTCACGCACTATCAGCTGATGTACCGGCTCACGGTGGACGCGATGCTTTATGACCGGTGGTGCGTTGCGCTGCTCCCTGACGGGACACTACAGCGCATACCTCCGCGGGAGCTTGTGATTGACAGCGACGGGCTCGACAACGTTAACCGCATAGGCGTGAGCCTTGCCGGCGGCGTCGTCGATATAACAGGCCTTCCCCTCGCACTCGGTGCGGGGTGGTCGGCGTGGGACGGAGATGGCATATCGCCTCTTGTGACCCTCGCATCGATCCTGCGTGAGCAGATGCACGCCGTCGAATGGAGAAATGCTCAGTGGGAACGAGCTCCGAAGATAACCGGGGTGCTAAAAAGGCCAGCTGACAGCACAGCTGGGAAATGGGACCCGAAGGACCGCGAGAGGTTCATGCGCGTCTGGCGGGAGTTTAGGGAAGGTCGGGCGGCAGGGACACCGATCCTCGAGGATGGCATGGACTACGAGCAGATAGGCTCAACCGTCTCTCCGGCTGATGCCAAGGACATAGATGGCAGGCAGCTCACCGACGTCGAGGTCTGCTCTTCCTTCCACATCCCGCCCGAGCTTGTGGGTGCTCGCCAGGGAACCTTCTCGAACATCGACGCCTTCCGCTCGATGCTCTTCGGGCCGACGCTAGGACCCCAGCTCACACAGTTCGAGGAGGCGTTCAACTCCGAGATCGTGCCTTCCTTAGACAGCACGGAAGGCATCTATGCCGAGCTCGACCGCGAGGCGGCCATGAACGGCAGCTTCGCCGAGCAGGCGACCTATCTCCAGACGGCGGTGGGTGGGCCTTTCATGAGCCGCGCCGAGGCCAGGGGCCGTGTTAACCTGCCCCATGTCGACGGCACCGACGAGCTCATAGTCCCGCTTAACGTCACCGAGGGAGGACAGGCATCTCCCACCGACTCAGGAAGCCAAAACAGGAAGGACACATGGATATGAAGCAGGTCAGGAAGACCTTCAAGGCTGACATGGACGTCGGCGGCGAGGGAAAGTTCACAGCTCTCGTATCGACCTTCGGCACGCTCGACTCCCAGATGGAAGAGATAGAGCCGGGCGCCTTCACCGAGGGCCTCAAGGCCTTCAGCGACAAACAGCCCCTGCCGATACTCTGGGACCACCAATGGGATGACATATGGTCGCACATCGGCACTGCCACAGCAGAGCAAACCGAAGACAGCCTCATCGTCGAGGCACAACTCGATATGGACAACCCCACAGCCAAGCAGGCCTACCGGCTTCTGTCCCAAGGCCGCGTCCATGAGTTCTCGATCGGGGGCTTCGAGCCGCCGGAATCGGCCACGACAGATGAAGATGGCATACGCCATGTGGAGCGCTTCGATCTGGTCGAGGTGTCCCTCACGCTCAAAGGGGCGAACCCAGACACGCAGCTCATCGGCATAAAGTCCCGTGAGGCAGACGCCACAAAGGCCGGCCGTGTGCTCGCAGGGCATCACGTTAAGACCTTAAAGGACGTGAGCTCGGAGATGGCAGGCGTTAAGAAAACTCTCGACGATCTCATCGAAGAGGTCGATGCCCAGCAAGACCCGTCAGATGGCGGGAGCAAAGAAAAGCCGGACGAATCCGGCAAGTCGATGTCGGCGCGAATCGCGGCGGCACGTATCGCTCTGGCCGCATCGGCCGGGAAGGAGCACTAATGAACAAGAAAGATCTGCTTTTCAAGAAGCTCGACCGCGCAGGAGAGCTTGCCGCCAAAGGCGAGGATCTCAGCGAGGAGGAGATCACCGAGGCCAACAAGCTGGCCGACGAGATAGCCTCTCTCAAGTCTGAGATCGCAGCCGCCGAGCAGACAGCAAAGAAGCTCTCCGGCCTTGCAAAAAAGGAGGAGCGCACAACCGTAGGCGACGGCGAGGCAAAAGGCACCCTCGGCCAACGTTTCGTCAAAAGCTCCGCCTATAAGGCCTTCCGGGAGGCCAACCCCCGCGGCGTCTCCAAGGGCACCCCGATAAACATCAGCGCGAAGTCAATCGGCGTGATAAGGACCAAGGCTGACCCTGCCCCTCTTAACACCTCAGACAACGGAGACATCCTGCCGGTGCGCCTTCCCGGCATCGACGACCTCACCTATCGCCGCCCGACCACCTTGCTCGACCTCGTCACGCGTGGGACAGCAACGAGCGCGTCTTTGCAATATCGACAGCTGATCGCCATCACGGACAACGCCGGCATCGTCGGCGAGGCAAAGACAACTTCCGGCACCGACAAGGCAGGAGGCCTCAAGCCTCTCTCCACGCTTAGCACGCAGACCAAAAATGCCGTTGCGTTTACCTACGCGGACGGCATCGAGATCACAAACCAGGAGCTCGCAGACGACGGCGCGCTTGTATCGCTCATCGACGGCATCCTGCGGCAAAACGTCGATCTTGAGACCGAGCGCGTTATCCTTGAGGGCGCAGGCACCGATGATGAGCCCGCAGGTATCCTTAACACGACCGGCGTCCTGGCACAGGCGTTCTCGACTGATGCTATCACCACGATCCGCAAGGCCAAGACCCTGCTTGCGACCACCTCCAACACGATTGCGCAGGCAGTTGTGCTCAACCCCGAAGACGATGAGGCGTTCGATCTCGCGCAGGACTCCAACAAGCGCTACTACGGAAATGGCCCCTTCGGAAGCGGGCCGTCCACCATCTGGGCAATCCCTCGCGTGACATCCCAGATCGTGCCTGTGGGCAAGGCGATCATGGGGGACTTCAGCCAGATACAGCTGCTCACGCTCGAGCCTATGAGCGTGCTCGCCTTCAACCAGCACAAGGACTACGCACAGCGCAACCTCACCTATCTGCGCGCTGAGTTCCGCGCCTTGCAGCTCATCCGCCAGCCCGCGAAGCTCGCCGTCGTGTCTCTGGCCTCCAGTTAGGAGTGGCCGTGGACATTCCAGAGATGATCGTGGTTAAAAACGTCCGTTATCGCAAGCCCGACGCCGAAAGGCTCGGGCTTGTTGCCTCTGTCGAGAAGGCAGGCTCAACGAAGCCAGCCGCAGGCGCTTCCGCGAAGCCGAAGAAAGCCACATCCACGAAATAGGAGAGGGGAGGGCACGTGGCGAAATATGATGACATAATCGGGGCCGCAGACACGATCGACCAAACATGGTGGATGAGGGCCGCGCAGGCGGCAGTGAGGCACTACTGCGGCTGGCACATCTCCCCGTCTGTCACCGAGACGATAACCGTCGACGGCTACGGCGGGCGCACGCTTGCCCTCCCGTCCAAGCATGTCACGGCCATAGCCTCTATTACCATTTCTGGCACCGACGTCATAGCCGACGCCGTCTGGTCTGAGGCCGGCACGGTAGTCCTCACGTCTGGCCTGTGGCCTGATCTGCCAGGGTCTGTCCAGGTGTCACTCACACACGGCTGGGATACCGATGATGTGCCGGACGTTGCGGCGATAATCCTCTCAGTTGCCAAGCGCGCACGCACCAATCCCGGCGCGATCTCATCCCAGAGCGTCAACGGCGCCTCAGTCAACTTCGCAACCTCAAGCGGCGTGCCTTTAGGGGTGCCGCTCATGCAGGCCGAGATGGACGCCCTTGCCCCGTACCGTCTGGGGGCAAGGCCATGAGCACCGCAGCGGACTTCATCGGATCGTCAGATCTCCAGATGGGCTCGCTCACGACCCTCACAAGAAAGCGCGCGACAAAAAAGGAAGACCCGTACAACCCCGATAGCACAACCGATGACTGGAGCAGCCCCGACGTCCTTTCCTTCAGCGGATACGTCTCCTCGCAGACATCCACTGAGCAGACCGACGCAGTGCGCGCCCAGCTCATCACGACCGTGCAGATCATCGTGCCAGACCCGGCGGCAGACATCAAAAGGGGCGACCGGATAAGCGACGGCACGCACAGCTGGTCTGTCACCGGAATCCCGGCAAGCGACATCAACCCGTTTTCAGGATGGCAGCCGACGCTTGTCGTAGATGTCGAGGAGGTGGATGGATAGTGGCCAAGAAGGTGACTGTCGACTTTAACCAGTCCTATTTCGACCAGATCATGCGCTCGGCAGGCGTCGAGGCGCTCTGTCAGGGCAAGGCCGAAGACGCTCTTGCCATAGCTAGATCGACGGCCCCGGTAGATACCGGGGCCTATCGTGACGGTCTTGGGATCGAGAAGGTGCCCCACAAGTACCGCGACACCTATGAGGTGGTGGGCCATGACAAGAAGACGTTGATCATCGAGTCAAAGACCGGGAACCTCGCCCGCGCGCTCAAGGCGGTGAAGAAGGCATGATCACCCCACCAGACATGGAGCTATGGGCGACGAAGTATATAAGAAGCTGCCTCTTATCGCTTGGCTACGACGTGGAGGTATCCAACAAGGAGCCCGAGAGCCTCTCTGCGGCTGCTATGACGCGGCCTTTAGTCATCGTCCGAGATGACTCGGGGCCCCAGGAGAGCGCCGTCACCTATGAGCGCTCCCTTGGGATATCAGTGCTCTGGGGAAGCCACCAAGACGATAAGAAAACAGGAGATATCGCCCGCCTCATCATGGCCCTCATGGCAGATGATGGGGTCTCGCAGGCTGAAGGGTCGCCTGTCGCGTCCGTCGAGCGTGATGGATGCAACGGCCCCTACAGCGTCGCCGAGCAGCAGGACCTGCATCGTAAATACATGACGGTCGAGTACACGATCGTCGGAGATATCAGCTAAGGAGAACACATGTCAGCAGACACTAACGGCAACGACCTCTCTCTTGTGAGCGTGCCCGTCACAGGTTTCATCGCTGTGCAAATGTCCGGGACACCGTCTTATATTGCCTCTGCCGCCGGAGGTCTCACGCCTCTGGTCCTGCCGTCCGGATACAAGAAGGTAGGGCTTCTAACAGATGACGGCGCACCGCAGGATGACTCGGACTCAGATGACGACATCGAGCTTTGGCAGAAGGGCTACAAGCTCCGCGGTGACGTCACGAGTCGCACGCTCGAGATCACCACGGCCGAGCTCAACGACACGGTTCGTGAGCTCATCAACGGCGTAGCACCGGATTCCAACGGCATGATCACCGTCGACCAGGGAAACGAGAACCAATTCCCGTTATTCGAATATGTTAAATACAAGAACGGTATGTCTCTTCGCAGGAACGGTCTGGCGCAAATCTCCACCGTTGCACCTGCTCAGCAGACCCGTGGCGATGTGGCAGGCTATGACATAACATTCGAATGGATCAGCGATGAAACCGTGGGAGGGTTCTACCGAGAGTGGGTTGTAAACCCCAGCACTAGCTCAGTCTCATCTCTTAAGATTGAGGCATCTGATGGAAGCTCTGCTGCAACATCAGTGAGCGTCGGTTCTACGGTTGAGCTTAAGGCGGTTGCCACCCTGACAGATAACACGACAATCGATGTCTCTGCCACATGGGCCTCAAGTGATGTCGCGGTGGCAACTGTTTCTGACGGCACTCTCACAGGTGTTGCCGTTGGTACAGCTACGATCACAGCATCCTATGCCGGCGTGTCTGCAACGCTTTCCATAACAGTTGCGGAGGCATAGTCCATGGCTGAGAAGAAAACAGAGAAGTTAGACTTCGACGCACTGCTTGAAGGCTATGACGAAGATGCGGCCTTGGCGAGCCTTTCGGAATCTCTTGAGCCGAGGGTCATTGTCGTTGAGGGTGATGCTGTGGCGAAATTTCCCGACGGGGAGATATACCGCCTGCCTCTCACGTTCTCGATTGATGACGCCGACGCGCTCAAGGAGATAGACGGCGATGATGCCGTCGAGCAGATGAGGAAGCTCTTCTCAAGACTGTGTGGGGACGGCGCATCCAAGGCCCTCATGGCAGAGCCGTTCCAGTCCGTGAGCGCCTTCGCTAACCGATACTTCGATCTATTCCAGAAAATCAACCAAGCATCGCTGGGGGAATCTCAGGCGTCGCTGCACTCATAAAGTCGCATCGCCAAGCAACGACGCGTACATTCCGCGAGACGTTCGGGGCCTCTGTGTCGGCAATCGGCACAGGGGCCCTTTCATGGGGCGAGGCAAGAGACCTTGTGATGTCGGCTGCGGCAGATCCGTCCACCGCTCTCGGGGCTGAGCTCGCCGGGTGGTCCTATCCGGCCAGCGTCCCAGAAATAACCCAGGTCCTCATGTCATCTGCCCAGATAGGCCGCAAGGCCACCAAGGCGGCAGGAAAGCTCATGCCGTGGGCATTGGGTGCAAAGCGTAGACAGACCCCCACTGCACGGGAAATCGCAAAGGCGCAAAAGGAAATCGACGAAGAGGTGATCTTCACATGAGCAGCGAGGTAGGCTCTGCCCACATCAGCATCTTCCCGACAATGACGGGCTTTAAGTCAGCCGTCTCAAAAGGCGTGTCTGAAAGCGCGTCAGGATCTGCCGCGTCTTTCTCGAAGGGCTTTAATGGGGTAGCCGAGAGCGTGGGCACAAGCCTTGGCGCAAAAATGAAGGCAGCCTTTTCGTCTTCGTCCTCGGGCTTAGCTGGCTCTACGACTAAGCAGCTCGAGTCATCTGTTGCCTCTGCCGCCTCTGCGCTCTCCTCCGCACGGCTCAAGGCGCAGTCTGCTGATAACGCCGTGGCCACAGCCGAGGCTAAATACCAAGAGACCCTTGAGAAGTACGGCTCTACCGCATCGCAGACCATAGCAGCCGAGGGCCGCCTTTCCTCTGCTCGCTCAAAGCAGCAGATCACAACCGAGAACGTCGAGATGGCCTCAGCCAAGCTCGAGGATGCGCAACGCAGCCTCGCGAAGGCGCAGTCTAGCGTCTCAACATCCACGACGGGTGTCTCAAGTGGTCTTTCTCAGATGGTCAAAAACCTCAAGTCCGGGTTTAGCTCGGCCGAGCAAGCACAAAGCGCCACGACGGGACTTGCCGGATCTGTCGGCGGCTTAATCCGTGCGTTTGCTGACACGACAGGCATCTCTACGCTTTCATCTAAAATATCTAGCTTTGCATCATCTGCTGCGGCATCGGTCTCCGGCGTTGCCTCATCGATTGGAACGAAGCTCTCAGGCGTTGCGTCGAGCATAGGAAGCGTCTTTTCAACCATCGGCGGCAAAATAAGCTCCGCGCTATCACCTGTTACCAGTGTCGTGTCATCCGTGTTCGGTAATGTGTCCTCTCTTGCACAATCTACCGTATCTGCCATATCAAACCATTTTTCTCCGCTTACGTCAGCAATCGGCAATGTCATGTCCGGCGTTGCGTCCAAGGTGTCGAGCGCTTTTAGCGGTATTTCCAGCGAGATCGGAGGGATACTCGGGTCGCTTGGGAGCACTGTGTCGAGCGCCCTCGGAAGCGTCGCGTCCAGAATATCCAGCGCAGTTGGGACTGCAACGAGCGTTGCAGCTAAGGGTGTGGCAGTTCTAAGCGCAGCCGTAGCGGCCCTTGGTGGGGCTGCCTTGTCATCTTACGCAGACTATGAGCAACTTGTCGGTGGTGTAGACACACTCTTTGGTGACGCCTCATCAACAGTGCAGCAGTACGCGTCAAACGCGTACCAAACTGCAGGACTTTCTGCCAATGACTACATGACGCAAATTACCAGCTTCTCAGCCTCTCTTATCTCGTCTCTCGGCGGGGATACATCAGCGGCGGCAGAAGTAGGCAACACCGCTATGACCGATATGTCGGACAACGTCAACAAGTTCGGCAGCAACATCTCGGATGTTCAGAACGCCTACCAGGGATTCGCTAAGAACAACTACACCATGCTCGACAACCTGAAGCTCGGCTATGCCGGAAGTCAAGAGGGCATGGAGGCTTTGCTTGCCGATGCGGAAAAGATCACAGGCCAGCACTACGAACTCGGCAATTTCGCTGATATGGTCGAGGCCATCAATGCGGTTCAAACGGAGATGGGGATCACCGGCACAACCGCCGAGGAGGCGGCAAGCACGATCAGCGGCTCGGTTTCCATGGCAAAGGCGTCGTGGTCTAACTGGCTAACGGGTCTCGGCAATGAGAACGCCGACATGGGCTCTCTGACCGACCAGCTCATACAGTCAGTGCAAACAGTTGCGAATAATGTTGGACCGCGCATTGCGCAAATCATGAATTCGGTTGTCTCGGCCTTGCCTGATCTCATAAATCAAGCGGTGTCTATGGTAGGGCAGTTGGTAACGACGCTTGGGCCTTCGCTCCTGCAAGCAATAGGGGCTGTAGTGCAACAGGTGCCATCCTTGATTTCGCAGATAGCAACTGCAGTTTCCTCAGCGTTCAGCTCAATTGATCCGACGACAATAGCTACTGGCACAGAACAGTTTATGACATCCCTCATACAAGGGCTTGTCACAGCCGTCCCGATCCTGCTCCCGATTATCTTGCAGGTGGGACTTGAAGTTATAACCGGAATTGTGCAATCTCTGGCACAGAATGCCGACCAAGTCGTGCAGGGCTTTGTCACGCTTTTGGAAGGCATCAACCAGGCGGTTGCTCCGGTGCTTCCGGTCCTTGCGGTGGCTATAGGACAGCTTATTATCTCCCTTGTCGCATCCCTTGTATCTCACCTACCAGAAATACTGTCGGCTGGCATGCAACTTTTTCTCATGCTCGTCCAGGCGGTTGCCGACATCTTAGGACAGCTGCTTAGTGCCCTTGGCAGTCTTATCGCCTCTGTGGTGTCTACCATCATTGGCGGCATTGGCAGTCTGCTTGCAGCAGGTGTGCAGTTATTCCTCACCCTTGTCCAAGCTGTAGGAAATATCCTCGGGCAGTTGCTTAGTGCATTGGGCGGTCTGCTTACATCTGCCATTAGCACCGTTATTGGTGCTGTAGGCGGTATGCTTTCTGCGGGGGTTCAATTCTTTATTACACTCGTCCAAGCTATAAACAACATTCTTGGCAATCTGCTAAATACCCTCGGCAGCCTACTTTCCTCTGCCGCTTCTGCGGTTATAGGTGGAGCTGGTAGCATGCTATCAGCAGGATGGCAGTTCTTTGTCACACTTGTTGAATCTGTCAACAATGTTCTCGGTAATCTGCTCAGTGCGCTTGGAGGGCTAGTCGGAGACGCTGCAGGTGCAATCTCCGGCGGAGTCGGTCAGATGATCTCTGCTGCCGGCGACTTCTTCGGCGGCCTGCTGCAGGGGGCGAACGACAAGGCAGGCGAGCTACTCGACTGGGTAGGTGGCCTGCCGGGGCGCATCCTCGATGCCCTAGGGGACCTAGGGAGCCTGTTATGGAATGCTGGCGACAACATCATGCAAGGCTTTCTCAACGGGTTGAAGTCAACGTGGAGCAGCGTCACAGACTTCGTAGGCGGTATAGCCTCATGGATCGCCGAGAACAAGGGACCAATTAGCTATGACGCAAAGCTGCTCATACCCAATGGCAAGGCCATCATGTCGAGCCTCTCGGACGGCATAACGACAGGCTTCAGCAAGGTAGAAACCGTCGTAGATAACGTGGCTCCGGCTATAGAGGATGCTATGGGTACAGTAAGCGTCCCTGTAGATATCGAAACAACCGCGACCAAGGCAGCGCTTGCTGCATCAGCTGTGGCGCAAACTGCAGCGGCGAAGCTAGCCAGCTCTCTTTCTTCTGATTCTGAAGGATCGTCTAAGACAAGCTCTCAGGTAAATCAAGAATACAGCGCCAGCTTCACGGTCAACACCAACGACCCGACACTGGTGGCCGCAGTCGTCGAGTCTAAGCTCCGCCGAGCACTCACTTAGAGAGGAGGTCATATGCGTTTTACGATCATCTCAGATGACGGGAACCGGATCGTACTCAGAGATGCACGGCTTAATCAGAAGGGCTGGTATCTCGGCTCTACGATAAAAAACTGGTTCGGCTCGCCTGCCCCGCGCGAAGATGTGGCGGAGTCGGTCGGTCGTGACGGGGACTTCTGGCCGGCGACAATAACGCAGCCGAACCGTGTGGTCACGCTCTCGGGTGTTATTTGCGCTCACTCGGCCCTTGAGCTTGCGCAGGCTGTCGACAAGATAAACGGCCTCATGGGGCACACGCTCACCATAGAGTCCGAAGACGCTCACGGGGTTAGGATCGCGACGGGCTTTCTCTCAGACGATCCCGACCCGCAGATCTTAGGCGATGAAGATAAGGCCACCTTTGACTTGATTATCACCTGTCCCGATCCCCACCGATACGGAAGGTGGTCCGCGTACTCATTCCCGTTTGAAGGGACCGTCGAAGTCCGTAATAACGGAAACGTAGAGAGCTACCCTAAAGTCAAAGTCACACAGCTGTATGGGCAGCAGATAACCTATCTCACACTCACCTGCTCAGACAAGACCGTCAAGTGGACGGGCAACGCCGACGAGCTCACGCTTGACCTCGCTGAGATGGTACCAAGCTCCGGCACTGTGAGCATCGACAACGCCTTTGCTTTGCAGCCCGGCATCAATGAAGTAAAGATCTCAACTGACGGCTATGCAACACTTTACACGCGCGACGGGTGGCGGTAGCTATGGCGTACTATCTGCATGCCTTCGACGGCCTCACGGGAGCCCACGTGCGCCGCCTCGACTTTTCGGCGCTCAGCTGGTCGGAATCCATCAATGAGGTAGGCTCAATGTCAGCCACGGTGGTAGATGATGGCAGCATAGACCCTAGCTCATGCCTCAGAGCATACGGCACGATCCTCGCAGTGCTCGACGAGAACAATGCCGTGCGCCACGCGGGCTACATCAAGCAATGGACCTACAACAAGGGCGACGGCACCTACAGCGTCTCTGCCGGTGGCGGGGCGACGATACTTACCAAGCGGATTGTGCTCAACCATGCGCTCGCGTCGTCCTGGACAGATGGCACCGTGGTGATCGACGACGATAACCCGCCGGGAGACTGGGTGCTCACGGCTGACGGTAGCTACTCCGATCTCATTCGCGCCCTCATTGTAGAGACAGAGAAGTGGGGATCGCTCCCGATCACGCCGGCCTCATCCACAGGCGGAGATAAGACCCGCACATGGGATAGTTGGGACCTCGCCACAGTCGCCGATCGAATAAGCGATATAGGGGATCTCGACGCGGGGCCGGAGTGGCGTTTCGATCCGCAGCTCTCTGACGCATGGGTGCTCAGCTTCCAGCAGGTCACAAGCGCAGACAGCGGAGAGATCGTCGATAACACATGGGTATGGAACGCCCTCGTGCCGGCCTCTGGTGTCGTGCTCGGAGATCAGGACGCAGACGGATCGGACATGGCCTCAGCCTGCTACATGACTGGGGGCAAGGACGATGATACGCTACTCATCGCTCACAGTGTGGGTGCCACACTCACCGATGCGGGCTGGCCGCTGCTCCAAGTGGCAGACACTTCGCACAGCACGGTTTCGGTGCTCTCGACGCTGCAGTCCTACGCTACGGCAACCGTTTCGGCAAGCGACGTCCCATCCGGCTCAGTCGCACTCACTGTCCCTGCGACCTCGCAGGTACATGTCGGCGATTGGGCAAACGTCCGCTATGGGAGCAATGAGAGCGATGTGCTCGAGCTCAAGGTGACCGACGTGTCCTGCGCAGCCAAAGATACAACGCAGACGCTCGGGTGCAGGCTGAGGGGGTGATCACGAGGTGAGCAAGTACAAACCTACTAGTTTCGATGATGTAGCAGCGATAGGGCGCACCCTACGCAAGCAGCGCAGACTCGCCGAGGTGGCCACTACCGCATCAAAGACGCAGACCTACCAGACCACGGCTAAGACTGATGAGGCACAGTCCACAGCAGACAAGGCCTCTACAACAGCGAGTACCGCACAGTCAACAGCAGATAGCGCCGTCGATACAGCAAACACCGCCGTGGCAACTGCTAAGGACGCTGCCACGATCACCATCACCTCAACGCATGGGCTGGTCTTTAAGGACTCGGCGATCTCGACCGCACTCATGGTGATCGTCTTCCAACCGGGAGGGACAAGGATCGAGGACCAGACGGCCCTTACGGACGCCTTCGGCAGCTCTGCTCATATCGAGTGGAGGTGGCGTCGTGACGATGAAGACGAATGGAAAACGATCCTCACAAGTGACGATCGACTCACAGATGATGGCTTCACGCTCACCGTATCGCCTGACGATGTAAACGACAGGACGAGCTTCGAGGCATCGGTCGTAGTCGATTAAAACCCATAGACAAGGAGAAAAAATGGCAACAAAGGCAGTAGGGCAAGTTGATGTCGTAGACGTCACTGACGCTTATTCGGTCATCTTGACCTCTGAGGCACATACCTTCCCCGGCACCACATCGGCAGCTAAGGCGGGCAGCACCACCACGCAGGTAATCGCAATGCAAGGCTCCGATCAAGTGGCCGCCTCCGTAACGCTATCAGAGGTGACCGCTCCCACCGGGGTAACCGTGACATCTGACAGCGACAGTACGGCGCCAACGCTTACGATTGCTGTAGACACGTCCGTTACTTCTGCCGGAACGGTGACAATCCCGGTGCATATTGGCTCAGACATCACGATAGAAAAGACCTTTAGCTTCGCTATCGCATTTACTGGTTCTACGGGGGCAACAGGATCAACCGGAGCTGGCGCAACGAATATTATTGTTGGTCTTGATACCATTGCACTTACCACGAATACTTCGAAAGCACTTACTGCGGCTCAGACTATAACAATTCCCTTTGCCGGCTACGTTGGCACAAGTCGTGTAGCGGCTACTGCAGCAATTAGCTCGCTGCCCACGGGGGTTACTATATCTACGAACACCGCGGCAACGACCTCTGCGGATGGCTCTCTAGTTCTTTCTGTTGCGTCTGGTACCTCTTTGTCATCCAGCATTTCGGTGATCATAACGTACACAGTAAACTCGTTGACATTCTCTAGGGTATTGACTATTACTGCTGCCGTGACGGGTGCCACCGGAACTACGGGCAGCACCGGAACTTCTGCGATTACTGCTTTCGTTGGTAATCAATCGGTAAGTATTGCCTGTGATAAATCTGGAGCAACTTCTGCGGCGACTACAATAACTATCCCATTCACGGCGTACCAAGGCACTAGCCGTATCGCAGCAACTATCGCTGTGGGAACGCTACCTTCGGGCATTACTTCTGGTACGAACACGGCGGGCACAACCTCCGCAAACGGATCACTAACTCTCTCAGTTGCCTCTGGGTCTACCCTGGGCGGGTCTTCTTCAGGGTCAATCACTTTAACGGTTACTGCGAGCGGTAAAGCATTTGCTTTCGTCTTTGCCTGGTCAAAGTCAATAACCGGCGCTACGGGATCAACAGGCGCGGCAGGAGCGGATGCTCTTACCCTTGTCGTCACATCAAGCAACGGAGTTATTTTTAAAAACAGCTCCATTGCCACAACCCTGACCGCTCACGTCTATCAAGCGGGCGCCGAGGTGACAGGCTCTGCACTTACTGCATTGGGGACCATCAAATGGTACAAAGATGGGTCTTCCACGGCTGCCGCTACTGGCCAAACCTTGACGATTGACGCTGGGGACGTCACGGACAAGGCGACCTATGTCGCACAGTTGGAGGGATAGCCTATGGCCATTAAAGCTTCCAACTCCATCACGATTGCTTCGATCAATGATGTTGCCTCCACGACTCGGTACTACCTGCTGCAGTCCTCAACACTTGCAACACCATCTAAGCCTACGACTAGCCCGCCAAGCAGCTCATGGACCTCAACTGAGCCTACGTATACCGAAGGCAGCACCAACAGCTTGTATTTTACTGATGAGACGATCTTCTCGGATAGTACCTTTTACTACTCCGATGTAAGCCTTTCAACCAGCTATGAAGCGGCAAAAATTGCGTATAACAAAGCTGTTGCGGCAGGAACAGCAGCTTCAAAAGCTCAAGATACCGCGGATAGCAAGACAAAGACATACCAGCAAGCTAGTGCCCCGACGGATGCATCCGAGGGGGACACGTGGATCGACACGTACGTGCCTTACCCGTCAGACACGCTTTATCCGGGGGACGACACATATCCAGGCAGCGTCGGATACAGTACGACCTATTGCTACGATGGGTCTGAATGGGTGAAAGTAAAGAGCGCTTCAACTGCTAACGCACAGGCCACCGCCGATACCGCACAAGCTCTTGCGACGGCAATCAATAATTATTTCAGCTCAGATACCGACGGGGCTCACGTTGGCACTGTCGAGGGTAATCCTAATTCGGGGCTTAATCTGCTCCTCGCCGCAGCCATGATAGCTCTGCGCGATGGCACGACAGATCTAATGACGATTGCAGCCGATCTCATCGAGCTCGGCAAAAACAGCACATCCGCGAAGATCACAATGTGTGGCGGCACGGCAAGTTTATATGCAAACTTGATATCGGACGCTCTTGGATCTGCTTTCGTGATCGACTCAGCAGCAGGGGTGCAGCTCCTCGGTACCGATTGCAGCATAGGCGCGGGAAATGTAGGCTCAGACGACTCTGGCATCGAGCGCGGAATCATTATGACAGGGCCGTATATCTACATAGTTGATGGGGACGGCCGGGAAGGGACCTTCGAGCTTTCTAAGCTCTACGACCTCCTCAACACCTAATCCAACTAACAACAACTCACAAGGAGAGGCAATGTCGACTATCAGCAAGGCTGTCGGTCGAGGTGACATCCTATTGCACCGTGGAAGCGATGAGCGTATCGGGGTGCTGTGGCAAGAATCTCTCTACGAAAACACATACACCGGCAAAGACCTTTCAGACTGGCAGGCCACCTTTCAGATGAGCTGTGACGGCGATGTCGTCTATAGCCTCAGCTGCACCTGCACGTCGGACGGCTACGCATGGGCGTCCATCCCGGCTACTGCCTTTACCGATAGGGAGTGGCTCTCGATGATGAACGGATCATGGAAGATCACAGCCACCGACGGGAGCACGACCGAGATCTTAGGAAATGGCTATTACCAACTCGCATAGGAGGTGTATATGGCAGATCAAGTGGTCGATAAGCGCACGGTAGGCATCCCGGCAGACATCGAAGTCGTGCGAAACGACGTCGAAGAGATGCGAGACACGGCGGAGTCGCACATGGACGACGCTGCATCATCAGCGAAAAGCGCGCAAGCATCTGAGGCTGCGGCAAAGAGCTGGGAGGAAAAGGCTGAGATATTGATAGCCGAGCAGACCGGCATCGTCTTTTCCGCCGTCGAGCCCGCCATAGACAGCCGTACCGACGGCATGCTATGGATGGTCGCAGATACCGCAGACAAAAAAGTAACAGCACTAAAAAGATGGGATACGACACAGGTGGGCGATGCGCACTACCCGTCGGACACGACCTACCCGTCAGAGACGCTTTATCCAGCGCCTCAAGGGGCATGGGACAGCTACACGCTCGCATCAGACCTAGTGGCATCCGCTTAATATCAGACAGGAGATAACACATGGCAACTCTAGACTACACATCCACAACTTGGGCAGATGGCGAAGACGGTGCTACCCCGATCAATGCCGAAAGGCTCAACAACATCGAAAGTGGGATCAGCAACGCAACGGCGCAGATAAATAGCAATACGACAGACATTGCTACTATAAAAGATGACCTAGATAGCTCAGGGTATGTCAAACTTAATGATTACGTAAGTTATATAAAAAAAGCAGGTATTGTATCGGTTGTGATAACAGCGTTAGTGCCTGGGACTACTGGAACAGTCGCTGTTGGCACTTTGCCTTCAGGGTGTCGCCCAGCGAAAATTATCAATTTTGTCACGATGGACAACTCTAACAACTTCCGCCTTAACTGGATCAACACCAGTGGCGTGATCTGGGCTACGGCATCGTCCACCACAGCGTCGTACTCGGGAAACATAGCGTTTGTTGCAGGATAATAATTTTTACATCCATTTTACCAGCCCCGCGAGGGGCTTTTTTTATGACTCGAGAGGGGGTGATTATGAGCTTTGATCAGGTAATCGCGCTCCTGGGCGTCACGGCCTCGATCGTAACGGTGTCCGTCTCCTATCTGCAGCGCCGGGACGCCCATACGACTGAGTCGCAAGAGCTAAAAGACCAGCTCGAAGATATCAGCGCGGATGTAAAAGAAGTCAAAGGCGACCTAAAAGACCTCAATGTCTCCCAAGACCAGCACTCCCAACAGCTATCGACACTCACCGCCAGGGTCGACGGACTCGACGGCAGACTCTCGCGCGTTGAGACTCGATGCGACCAGCATCTTGGCGACAAGTAAACAAATTGAAAGGACAATTTATATGACTATTACCTACGGCATCTCGCTTGTTGTTACCTCAATCGTGCTCCCATTTGTCATCGCATTGCTGCAAAACGAGAGTTGGAGCTCACGCACTAAAGAGTGGATCGCGGTTGCTATCAGCTTTATTGTCGGAGCTGCCTACGTCGTGCAGTCCGGGCTTGCTATCACCGATATCGTCCCGGTATCTGTGACCTTTGTCGGCGGCTGCCAGACGGCCTATCTCTGCTTTGTCGCAATTGGAGTTAAGTCCAAGGTGCTGGATGCTCTGTCGGCCCTGCATGTGAGTGTCTCCAAGACCACCACCGAGACCACGGAAAAGGCGGCCTAATGACTAAACACAAAAAAATTGCGGCTATCGGTGCTGGACTTATGCTTGGCGCCGCTTTTATGGGGGGAGCGCCTGTACCAGCACTTGCGTATACCAGTGTTAAGGAGATCATTTCTACCGGACATGGTTCACTTGATGCAAGCTATCTTGTGATACACGACACTGATGACTACGGAGCCACTGCTCGTAACCTCATGGATTACTGGGCATCTGGAAACACCCCCTACGTCGTGCACTATACGATGGACATTGACGGCTCAGTGGTCTATCAAGCGATGGAAGAGGATCGCAAGGCGTGGCAGGTAGGTTATGGTAACAGTTATGTAGTTGGCATCGAGCTCTGCTATGCTACGAACCAGGAAGACTTCGATGCCCAATGGGAAGAGGCTACTCAGTGGGCAGCCGACTTCTTAACGTCTCATGATTGGGGCATCGATCGTATGATCTCGCATCATATGGCATCTGAGCGCTGGGGAGGATCTGATCATACTGACCCCGATGGATATTTTGAGACATATGGTAAAAGTTGGAGCGAGTTTGTCTCGGATGTATCGGCTAAGCTCGGAAGCTCAACTGATGATAGCGACTCTACTTCTGAGTCAGGCGATGATACAGTAGAGGCCCCCGCAACTGAGTACACCAATGGGGGGTCTGGTACAACCCTTAGCTTTGATGGAGGGACCTATACCTGTACTGTAGACGCTCTTAACATCAGAGATTCTCCAGGCGGCGACATTGTCGGACAGTACACCAAGGGGCAGACAGTCAACCTTGATAGTTACTGTATCAAGCTAGACGGCTATATCTGGGGCAAGTACACAGCATACAGCGGCAAGGTCCGCTACGTCTGCGTTGGGCGTGCGACAGGAGCTGCAGCATCGGATGACTATCTCGTCAAGGCTGATACTACATCTACGTCTATTACATCAGATACATACAGTGCTGGAACCTACCGCTTTACATCAGCGACAAATATTCGCACCGGTGCTGGAACAGAATACTCTCGCGTTGGCACCTACAGCACAGGATCTACCGTGCACATAGACTCGGTGGTATGGGTAGGTGGCCGCCCATGGGGCAAGTACACGTCATACTCGGGTCATACCCGCTATGTATGCCTTTCATGGACCGAGCAGGCCTAGCCATGTCCGACACATGGACGCTCAAGATCTATGACCACGGCATCGACGACGGCCCGGCGGGGATCTTCGACTTCCGCAGCAAGCGGACACTCAAGGAGTGGTGCTACACGCACGTCGGAGCCGTCCGGATGGAGTGGGATAACGTGGCACATGTCTGCCGGGTATACCTCGGCGGTGGGACAATCGAGTAGAGATAACCCCTCGGCTTAGGCCGGGGGGGCTTTTTTGCGTTAGAAGAAGAAAATAGTGCAAGACTCAGTGCTGTAGAATGCCTAGTTATCAGGCCTATAGTTTTCTGTATAAAAGCAGGTGTTAGCATGAAGAGAATCGATGAGTTGCCGACCAGCAAAAAGTTACTCGAGAGTATGACTAATAACGAATTAGATCGCGACGAGGATATAGCGTCCTTCATCGGAATACTTGATGAAATAGAGGGTGGCTATTCTCTGTGTATAGATGGACCATGGGGGTCAGGCAAGACCTTCTTCGTCAAGCAAGTCGAGATGTTGCTCCAGCATGAGAACGACAAGCTTGAGGAGTCCTATGAAGAGCTTGCTGGGTTGATTGGAAAAGAAAAATCGCTTGGACCAAAAGTCGAAAAGAACTACCTTCCTGTCTACTTCAACGCGTGGGATGTAGACACCTTCCCCGACCCCCTTATTGCTCTGGTCGGGACTATGTGCGCCGAGCACCCCTTGGATCTAGCTACCGATACCACTGGAAGCAGTGTAAGCGATTTGCTTAATCGTGCGTCCAGTGTAATTGATCTCATCTCTCCTATTGTCGGTCTTATAAATCCGTTGGCAGGTGTTACAACGAAGGCTGCTGCAGATATGGTCGATGATGCTAGCAGAGCAGCGGAGTCTTCTGGTATCAAAAGTTTGGTAGAGTCATTTGACAAACGCAAGAAACTTGAGGATGTCTTGGTCAAATATGTTGACGCGTTGCTCAAGGATGTTGGTGACCGACTTGTTTTATTCGTTGATGAACTCGACCGCTGTGAACCGAGGTTCGCCCTGAGGCTACTTGACGAGATGAAGTTTATCTCCCGAAATGATAGGGTCATCGTCGTCTACTCGACCTGTCTAACACAGCTCGAGAAGGCTGTCGGGAACTTCTATGGCGAGGGGTTCGATGCGCATCGCTATCTGAACCGCTTCTTCGATCTGTCGCCTTTACATCTCAATCGTGTCGACGGGAATAAATACCTTTGTAAAACCGGTCACTTTAACGCGGATGGTACAATAATCAACAAACAGATATCAGAAATTATCGATGTAAAATCTCTCTCTATGCGTGATACAAACAGGCTAATTTCTGAAATTGACCTCAGTAGACATGTCCTTGAGGAGCGACCTAGCAGTAGTCTTATAGGTTTTATAGAAGATCAGCTCTTCCCAGTAGTAGTAGCCGCTCAATTGACAGGGGAAGAGCTTAATTGGCATGAGATGGCAACCAAGAAAGATTTTGGTCTCCTGTGGAAGTATACGGAAGGGCTCCTCTTCTTTTCAGACAAAAGCAAATCCATAGCCGGTGCTGCTTTAGCCGGTAGTTCTTCCCTTTCTGATGCAGATATCTATCTTAATCTTCTCTGTGCATATCTCTTTTGTGATAATAAAGAAACAGCCGCATTGGAATCAGAATTATTCACCTATAGAATGGAATATGGCAGCATCAACCAACTAGATAGAAAGCTCTTTAGCAAAATTTATTGTTGAGGATTGAAGTTAGAAAGTTTTTTATATCTTTGCTTCTTTTCCACTACGAGCCACTTATGCCCCTGTCGCGACATCTCGTGCAGCTTATTTGAACCTGCAAGTTCTACTTTCGGTTTCCGAGGCTAATCTCCCTCAGTCTCTCGTGGCCGTTCTCATTTACGCTAAGTGTCACAGAGACATAGGAGCAGACAGACTCGGGAGAAGACTGACAAGAGCAAGGTATAGAAAGCCTTTTCCGATAGCATAACGATACTTATTAAGTGCTTGAATAAAACATCCATGTTTTTAGCTATTGTAGCTGTGCTGTACAACCTAGAAGTAGTCGCTTCTTGCTGCCATGAAGCAAAGTTTCTACACGCCGCCGTTCGTGAAAAAAAGTCCGTACTGTAATTGGTTATCGATAAAGCCCCGACCTGCACAACCTCTAGTTTTTTACAGCTTTTCGACGAGCTTTTAACAATATGTTGTGGGATATTGTAGATAGAGCCCCAAGAATTTGTGTGTATCATATTAACGAGGCAGCATGAATGGAAGGAGAAAAATATCCACTGCTGTACAGCAAGGACGCTGTACATAAAAAAGATCTCGGAGATTGCAGTCTCTGAGATCTCAGTGCAATAGGGTTTGAACGCTCCCCTTTGTGAATCCTAGACAAGTTCACTATAAGGGTATCTGCAGCGATAATTCAAGCCTCGTATTTATGAGCGACATAATTTACATGCTAGGCGAGGTGAGCTCTCTTGAAGAAAGACCAATCTACAAGCATCCTTTATTTGTTGATTTACTTGACCATAATGTCCGGCTTGTTTCTTATCACTCGAGAATACGCACTTTGTATTTTTATGCAGCTAACAACTGTTCTATTTGCTCTGCACTAGAATTTTCTAGAAAATAGTTGAGTCCTTCCCTGCCAACGGGGAAGGACTTTCGTAGCTCAAGATTGAGATCGCTGGGCAGAGCTACACCTTTGTCAGCAGAGAATCCACAGGGACCCCAAGAGTCCCTGCCATCATACAGATCATCTGGCGGGACGGCTTTCTTGTCCCCTTAAGCCATCTGTCAACCGTCTTGCGCGTCACCCCACAGGCGTTTGCGACAGCAAGCCTCTTGCCAAGGATCGGATTAGATAGGCTAAAAATGCAGTACGGATTTTTTGATTACATAAGAGAAGCCACCGAAGAAAATAAATATCACGGTGAACTTCTTATAAATTGCGGGCTATCTCCAAGTCTTAAGAAGCAATTTCAAGACAATCTCGCAGGTCTTGTCCGCATGACAGGCGGAAAGCTTATAACAAGAGGAGAACTTGACTCGATTGAATAGCGTATAGCGACTTTTTGTCTAATGCTGATAAAAGGTTATTTGATGTACAATAATCTTTAATATTAGCCGTTGCTTTTCTTTAGTAAAATGAGCAGCTATAGTTTCTCCTTGATGCTGCTGTCTTGTTAAAAAAGCTGGAAGCTATGGTACTAGGAGACTAGTTCAACCTAGACTTCTGAAATGTAATGGTGAGATAAAGATGACTCATAGACTTTCATATAACGACACAATCCTTCTGGCTAGTCTCATTAGGCGCCATGAAAATAGCGCCGATGATACATATAGTCTAAAAAAAGATGACGTTACAGGCGCGATAGATCGCTTTATTGATGCTGGTTACATCAAAGATGTCTCGACATTAAAAAAAATAGTGAAAAAAAATGATGAACCTAAGGATTTTTATGTTGGCAAAATTAGAGATATGAGTTATAAAATCACACCGAAAGGCTACGAGGAATGCCTTCTTGGATGTTCTGATTTCAATTGGGATGTCCTTCAGTATGCGATTTGCGCCCTTGCTGTAGTTATTGCTTTTGTAAACTTATCCTTAAAGGCACTTATAGTAGGTTTAATAGCACTTGTAGTATATATTATTAATCGTGTTCGTTACCTTCACGAGCCCAAAGTCCCTGTCGAACTTCGTGCAGGATCTTTCCCCAGATAAACGGCTTGTTGTAAGCACCGTAGAGACTTAATCTCAATCTTAGTGAACTTTTATACTCTTGAAGCTTATAGTTGCCGGGTCACTTTTGGCAACTAGAATTAGTTAATCCTTGATCTCTGCTCCAGTCATTAGCCTCCTTGAGTGTCGAGCGAAAAACGATATCGCATCTTGTCCCTTCTGTATGCTTAGTGTTTATACCTACGTAGTAGAGATATAAAAAATTATTTAAATATTTTTTAAATCCAACAATGCAAGCATGCTCTTCTGGATATTTCTGTAAATATTCACTTAAAAATGGATTTAGCGGGAGGCATATCTTTGGTCTTGGATATTCTGGCTGTGAGCCCAACGCATTATAAATTAATTTAATTTCGCTTGGACTAGCTACTCTTTTTTCTTCTTCAATTTCAGCAATTCTGACGCTGTCCAATTTGGAAAGTTTGGCGAGATCGCTTACTTGCATATTTTCTTTTTTACGTTCCGCTTTAATCCAAGTTCCACTAGCGATCATCTGATCTCCATCCGTTTAATAGTTAATAGAACCTAAATAATTTATATTATCTACTCCTAATGAGTATTGTTCAAGGATAGGTCATAGCTGATATATTTCCCCAGTTAAACAGCTTATTGTAAGCCCCATAGAGGCCAGATCCCAACCCTAGCGGACTAAGTCAGTCGCGGGATATAAGGAAACCGAAGGGGAGAAAACCCACCGGGGCAGCGGTGGAGAGAACCAATTTCGTAGCGTCACGAAATTGGGAGGCGGATGCAACTTTTGCGTCCCAAGCGCGTTCCTAATCACTCTCGTTGGTGTTGTCGCTGCCGTTACGCTATGTATAATCCCTGCTAGATTACGCTACACGGTGTTACTGTTGTTAACGGTTCCATGATAAAGATGGACAACAGGCCGGAAAACATAATGATCGTAAGCCCGGCTGAACATGCTCATATACACAGCAACCATAATTGCAACAAGCTTAGAAATTTAAAATAAAGTGTTTTTACTTTTTACTGCTTTTACGTGTATTTAAAGCGTGTGCTAACACTGCAAAGATAAGACAAAAGACCATGTATATAGAAGTGCTAGTCCCATTGCCTGATGGCAACGATATAAGTGCCATAAATCCTAGCGCAAAAGCGGATAGTTTAAATATCAGTCGAATTGTATCTTTAATTTGACTAGGTTTAGTAGATTGTTCTTCATTGTTTTTATAATTCTGATTTTCTCTTTGTTTTTCTTCGGATGCTTTTTCTTTTTCAGAAGCTACTTTTAGAGGATCTATATATTTTTCGTCAGCGAGAAGAGCATAGAAACACTCCATGGTTGCCCGTGCATCCTCGCTGGATTTATGTGGATCAAATTTGATGTGGTAATGCCCTGCACAGGTGCTTAGCTTGCACCACCTATAATCTTGATGGTAGTCATCCCATGATCCGCGGACGGGAGCATATTCTTCCATGACATCGAAGTTTTTTATACTTGGGAAGTCACTGATACCACCTTCGTATAACATGGCAAGATCAAATTTTATGTTGTATCCGACTACAAGCTCACATTTTGAGGCGAGCTTTGATAGCTCGTCTTTATAGTCAAGCAGAGTAGGCTTGTCTTTGACATCTTTCCATGTTATCCCATTTATTTTAGTTGCGTTTGGCCATCGTTTTCTATGGTCTGGTTTAATGAGGCTATCAAAAACTACAGATCCATTTCCGTCAACTATCGAAAGGGATAGAACTTCATCCTTTTTTGGATCTATACCCGTGGTCTCTGTATCTATTGCCATAACTTTATCTTTGGGGATTGAAAGCAATTTGTTGAGACCATCCAATGTTCCTGCAGTAATGGTCACCCCAGGAAAGCCATAAGGGTCGTCTTCTTCATCGTCAAAAATATCATCATCGTTTTTCATGTTTAACCCTTATTTTTATGACTTACCATGGAATTTCTGTTGTTATCAAATGAGAGTCATTCTGAGAGCGCCATATTTTTTATGGTGTTTCCGACTTTTGTGTTGCAATCAATGGTGATGCGCAGCTTCTCTTCAGTGTCCACTTTTTCAAGTGTGATAGCTGCCGGGGAGCTCACTTCAACCTCTTCGTCATATGAGACGGAGTGTTCATGCGTTTTCCCTTTTGACTTTTTGTTACCGGTACCAACACCTGCACCGATAGCAGTACCTATACCAGGCGCGAGCATGGTTCCAACTGCAGCTCCAAGTAGCCTTCCCGTGCGTTTTGATCTCCCACGCGTCGTTCCCTTGGTGTCTGTATGGGTAACAGTCTTATAGCTCGGTCCATCCCACTCAAAATCAATGAGTTTATAAAACACATCGGGCTCTTTATCAAAATAAATGAGTCCATCTGCTTGTTGGCGCATCGTTGCTCTGCCTAGAGTAGTCGGGATGAACTTCTTTCCTGATGTGACATGAATACCTGTAGAGAGTTCTTGCTTATGCTTTTTGTGCAGGGCTGCCTTTTCACTCATTATTGCCTTACTGCCTTTAGTTGCAGATTTAAAATGATCCCCCATTATTTATCCCTTCAATGTTTTTTAGCAGCTATCTGAACTTAATATCAACATAGTAGACATTTACGCTCATATCGCCTGCTCGATTATGTCAGCGGCGCGTTTTTTCGCATCGGGGTCCGCGCTCGCGTAAACGTTGAGCGTCATCGCCGCGTTTGCATGGCCAAGAATTGAGCTCACGGTCTTTACATCGACACCCGCCGCGATGGCTGCGGTAGCGAAGGTATGACGGAGGTCGTGAAATGTGCAGCGTCTCCCCTCGGTACCGATAAGGTTGAGGGTCCGCGAGATAATGCGCCATTCCTTTCCGAGCATGGCTGAGTTATGGTAGTCGGCACCTTGCCCTATGACATAGGTTGACGTGCTGCATTCGCGCCATGCTTTGAGGTGGCTCATGAGCGTGGCGGTGATGGGCACGTCTCGTATACGCCCCGTCTTAGGCTCCTTGACGTATGTCCCGCCTCGCGTGTGGGCGATCGAGCGACGGACCCATAGCGTGCCGTCCTTCATATCAACGTCATCCCATTTGAGGCCGCATACCTCACCCTCGCGCAGGCCGCCACAAAGTGCAATCCACGCGGCTATCGTGACAGGGGAGTTACCCATCATGTCGAGCGACTCCATGAGCCTCTTGCGCGTGGCAGTATCGAGGGAGTTGGGGCGACGATGTACCATCTTCGGTGGTTTTACCGCTGCCATTGGGTTCTTACGTATATCGTCGACTTCCACGGCATACGTCATTGCAGATTTCAGCAGCCTGTGCGCCTTCATAACGGTTTCAACAGATTTGCCGGAGGCAAGTATGGACGCCTCCCACTTTTGTACGTCTTTGGCTGTGAGGCTGTTTAGGGGAGTGGATGCGAACGCTTTGCGGATATAGATCGCCGCATAGTGATAGCCTTCGACAGTGTTTGGCTGAATGGCGTGTGAAGCCTCCTTGAGGTCGATGTACTTGTCTACATAGTCAGCAACGTGGATAGCCACTGTATCGCTGTTCTTTGCCTCAAAGATTGTGTGCCATTGCCTTAGGCATTCTTTTGCCTCACGCTTAGTTTTGGCATCGCATGTTTTTGACTTCAAGTGCCATTTGTCATTAGCATCAGCCCTGTAGTGGATTCCCATTTGCCAGCGGTTGCCACGTTTGCGAACAAATTCGCTTCCAACTTCCATTAAATGACCTTCCATTGACACTACTTTTGACACCATATTTGACACTATTTTTGTATCGTTTCGTGGATATTTTACTCCTTATATCTACTAGTGGATAGTAATATCACAAGGTAGATAATCTATAAGATATAAATGCTGGTATATGTATTGATAAATTTCTGCTTCACACGGAAGAGGGCGCTGGTTCGAGACCAGCGTCGCCCACCATAAAAGACAAGGTCACGGGCTATGTTTCTCGTGACCTTTTTTATTTGACACCATATTGACACTAAATTTGACACCATTTTATCCGCTTACCGTTATTTTTGAGCAGCTCGTAAAAATTTCGTTAATGAGGATATTTTTACTACAAATAAGAACTAATGTTCGATACATGAAGACTTCGCCAACATATTCGAATGGGCTCTCATTATTTCTTGTCGCTAACCCCAAGAAGCCATTCACCGCTGACGCCATAAGTTTTCGAAAAGCTGACAATAGTAGATGCCATAGGTTCAGAATTCCCAGACTCAAAGTCGCTGATATTCCCCTGACTGACACCAGTTAACGCAGCAGCTTGTGTTTGTGTCAAACCAAGGTCTTTTCTTGCCTGTTTAAGGCGAGCGCCAAACTGTTTGCAATTGAATTTCTCTTTCATGGTCGTTCACCCCTTCGTGAGCGTTGTGTACTCTTCTCTAATCGAATATATCCCCGTACAGATATTTGTCAACAAAAATATCTTTTTAACAGATATCCCCTTGACAGATATCTATTAGAGGGATATTTTTGTTATCGAAATTAAGAGGGGAGGTGTTGGGTCGGATGAAACAAAACTTTGCTGTCTTTCGTAAAAATGCGGGGCTCACACAGGTTGAAGTAGCGAAAGAGCTTGGAGTTTCTCAATCGACATTAAGTGGATTTGAAGACGGGAGCCGTGAACCTCGCGCAGGAGCAATAGTGATGATGCTCCATCTATATGGATGCTCATTTGATGAGCTTATGGGCATCCATACAAAGCCGAAGCTCACCGCCTAACGCAGGCATGGAATCACTCCCTAACTCTTACCTTGACAACCGTATACCGTCGAACCGCGAGCAGGGGGAGCCTGTGGCGGGTAATCGGCGTCGAGTTGTCGGCTCTCATGCGAAAGAACCGTCGTGGGATTAAGCACGTACAAGTAAAAATCAATTTAAGGAGAAACATCATGTCAGAAGAGATCAAGCACTACATCACCCGTTATAGCGCCGACGGCAAACACTATGTCACGTCCTGGCTACAAGCCGGAGAGGAGTGCTTTTCGGTGTTAACGGTTGAGGTGGAGTAGGTATGGATGGTGGGTGGATTCTTACAAAAGTGCTTATATTTGTGGGGTGTTATATGATCATTGCATTTATTGAAGTCATGCTAACTGGGATTCAGATTTTCCCTTACAACTTTATCATGAGCTAGAGACTCTGGTTTATCGATTGTATCTAACCTACTCTCTAATTCATTAAGTCGTTTATTAAAACTAAAAATCTTTTCGTCTGCTTTAGAAAGTATCTCTTCTTCGGATGTAAGCTCTAACTTAAGTTTACTTATCTTTTTTTGGTACCATGACACACGCACTTTAAGAATTAAAAATTTTATCATATGGGGTATAAAACGCCCAATTAACAGTCCAACAGACACCGCAATTATCGATATGATTAAAAATCCCCAATATCCTGTGGATATAGCAATAAGAGCCCAAAGTGATATCAATACAATAGAAATTACAACGCTTGGGCTAAGAGACTCAATCATTGGTGGATCATACCTAAAATCACCATCAATGTATTGATAATTGAGACCGCGAAGAACATTTTTCGATATTTCGTTGGATAAAAGCTCTGTTGCTTTTTTTGCTTCTACACCTTCATTGGTAGTATTGGGAAGTGAGGCATAAAGTTCAGAGAGTTCTCTCGCCTTTTTTAGCCACTTGTTCACAGGCGCAGGAGACGGCAAAACCTTTGTTATGACTGATGAAATAATAACTGGCAATCCACTTGTCAGAGCGGCAAAGACGACTGGATCTATTGAGGGCATTTGTTTCCTCACAGTTCACTAAAGCAAGATCAATCACCCATAACTAAATAGTTGGCCCCTTAACAGTTGCAGCTGTTAGAGGCCGTAGCCAAAAACAACCTTAGAGGAGGTATGAATATGGCTGATATCAGTATACCCCGTGAAGAGGCAAGACGTCGCAGATCACACTGCGAAAAGCTCCTTGGTCTCCTCTCTGATGGCAACTGGCACACACAGGCAGAGATGGTGTCTGCAGGAGGCATGCGCTATGGCGCTCGACTCTTCGAGATGCGCCATACCCAAGATCTCACCATCGAAAGACGTCAGGTTGGAGCCGACGAGTGGCAGTACAGACTTATAGATCCCACACCTGAAGATGATGTCTCATGAGCAATGCGTTCTGGGGTGCCGTTATCGTCGTGGCCGCATGTATTGCCGTGGCGGTACCTATTACGATCATCTACCTCGCTTGGGAAGACACTCAAAGGATCAACCATGATAAAAAATAAATTAGAGGAGGACGCCCCCGGGCTGCTCCTGCTCGCTTTTTGGCTCCTGGCCCTCGGTGTGTGGACATGGATGGGGGTGTAGGGGATGAGCAAGGATATAGACACCATTCTCACCAGCCCAAAGGCGGTCGAGAAGATGGCTGCGCTAACTAAAAAATTATCAGAAGAATGTGGAGACGTATCTATCTCGTTTGATTCTCCTGCTGACCATATCGAAATCAGGCCAGATGGCAAGGTCGTAAAGACTCCTCGGCAGGTGATGCCTCATGAGCGATAACTATTTAGATCCAAGAGATGCCGCACGCGCCTATTTTTCAAAGCATCTCTCCTATGAAGACATAACCACAGGTGAGCTGCTCACTCTTACTATGACACTCAATAAAAGATTAAAAGAATGGAGAAAAGCAGCCCCTGATTTCCCAATGAGTTTAAGCTCCAAAATGAAATTTAAGAGAAAGTCTAACGGCTCGATTATTGAAGCCTACCTTTTTGTGAACGGGTCGTATTTCACTCGTCGAGAGTGCATTTCGTTTAACAAAGACGGCTACATCGGTTTTTGTGGATGGGCGGCACCCGGAAACACCAAGCCTATCCTTGAGGCATTTTGTACGTGGGTGGATATGTGTGCCGGTGATGCCTCATGACCAGCGACTACAACAGTGCGGTAGGTAGCCCCTCTGAGATCAAGATACGTGAGGCTGCGCCAGACCCGACAGCGCCCGATGATCTGGGCAAGCCGAGAACCATACTCGCCACAGCCTGCGTGAGAGGCACAAAGCACCGCTGCGTCGTATCGCTCGGAGGACTCTTCGACGAGTCGGACCGCACAGAAAACGGTGCCTACGACGTGCGCTACATCGGACCCGCAGGCGGTCGTGACGTTGAGCGCTGGAAGCACTACCTCAAGCAGATGTGGGGCTGTCCCTAGATAAGAGGGCCGCCTAGAGACAAGACACGAGATACGTAGGAAGACACCTGTCCCAGGTGTCTTCTTCTTTTCCTCAGAAGGGAGGAAGACAGGATATGGAGCCAAAGATCACGGTCTCAAAGGACAGCGACGCGTGGAAGGTGTTTGCCGACTGGGGACGTGACCTACAAAGCAGGAGGCGCCTGCGCAGGACACATAGGCTGCCGAAAGAGCTCACGCGCGACGAGGCGATGGCCCAGGCACTGCTTTGGGCCAAAGGCCAAAAGACACCCTATCTGCTACAAGACCAGCTCGCACAATACCTCGCTGCAAGGAAGGTGGAAGGCCTGGCCGCCCAAAGCCTCAAGAAGTACCGCTCGATGTTTCGGCTCGTGGGAGCAAGCATCAGACAGCCCGTGGCCACAGACGTGACGCGCCAGGACGTAGCGAGGCTTGTCCGGGACCTCCTCGACAGGCCTCTGTCCGGCAACTACGTAAACGGGATCATCTCCATCCTAGGTGCCGCCTTTGACTGGATGATCGACGAGCATGGGATACGCGAGGACAACCCCGTGCGGGGCGTCTCGCGTCCACGCTACGAGAAAAGCGAGGTGACGCCTCTAGACGAGATGAGCATAGCCCGCCTCATAGGCTGGATGAGGGCCCAGCTTGGCCAAGACGAGGACGTGAGGTCGAGAAGCCTGGCCTTCGGCTGCTGGGCAGGTCTTTACCTTGGGCTCAGAAACGGCGAGGTCTGCGCGTTGCGCGTGCGCGACTACTCAGCCATAGCCGGCACCATACACGTCGCGGGAACGGCCATCCGCACGAAGCGCGGGGTTGTGAGGCAGGATCGGCCCAAGACGACCTCAAGCAGGCGCAGCATAGACCTTCCCGCCTCCTGGCAGCAGGTTGTGGCTGCGCATATTCTTTGGCAGCAGTCCCGCCTCGGGACGCTTTCATCTGAGAGCCCACTCCTTTCCCTGGACGGCTCTCTGACAACCACCAACTGGCTCCAGTTGAACTTCCGTCAGCTTTCCGGCGAGCTCGGGCTAAACGTCTCTAAGTTCCACGACCTCAGGCATACCAATGCCTCACTCATGCTCGCGGCAGGAACTCCCTTGGCGGTGGTCTCCCGCCACCTGGGCCATGCCCGGGAGTCAACGACGGCAGACGTCTACTCGCATGCCTTGCTCTCCGGTGACAGGCAGGCCCTCGAGAGGCTGGGGCGCTCCTTTTCCGCCCTTCCCACCATGTCACCGCAACGGGCAAACCCGCAGATGTGAGGCTTGCGGTGTTCAATAAGTAATTCTCCACGCAAAAGAGAGGACGACCATGATAGTGCTACGCACAGACCTTTCTTCTGAGGCCGCATCGACCATGCGCCCTGCCGTCTTTTTGTCAGGCCCCGTGACAGGGGTTTCCCATGAGAGCGCACGGGAGGCCTTCGAAGGAGCCCAGAAAAAGATAGAGGAGCTCAGCGAGATGAGCTGCTGGGTCTTTAACCCGCTGCGCCACGTCCCTTCAAACTGGGACCACGCCGCAGCCATGCGCCTTTGTATCTCAGAGCTCACGGCGCACCTCGCCGGGGCTGAGGCCTACTACAACGCCCTCATACAGCTCTCAGGCTGGCAAGAGAGCGAGGGCGCGCGAACCGAGCTTGAGGTGGCCCTTGCCTGCGGCATCCCGGTGTTTAGCCTCACAGGCTTCCTCTTCCTGCTCCAGGACGCAGGCGAGAAAGAAGGCCGCTCATGAGAGAAAACACCGACAGCCACCGAGCCCTTAATCAGCACTCACCCCTCAAAGTGATACACAGTCCTAGAAGAAATAACATCGGATGCCACAAGAGGAAGAGACGCGACCAGATGCACGATGAGAAGAAAGACCACCGGATCGCCTGCTTTCATAACGGGCAGTGGGTCGGCACGATGCGACCTGCAGAGATAAGCGACAAGTACGGCATACGCCCGCTAACCTTGAGATCCCACATCAACACCAAAAGACCCTGGCACTCCTTGAGCTTCATCGATATAGATGCGTGGCCTGAGCAGGTGTGCCCGGGCTGCCTTATGGCCTGCGAGAGGCCGTGGCCCTGCTCTGCTGCCACACGCGCCTTTGCCGAGCTGCACAGACATGACAGGACAAAGAAGAACCTAGAGATCGGATGGGAGGCAAAAGGCCATGGCACAAAGAAGGATGTTTAGCAGGCAGCTTGTGGAAAGCGACAGGTTCTCGGACATGGCGCCGACCGCACGGCTTCTTTATTTCTATTTGGGCTTAGCTGCCGACGATGATGGCTTTGTCGATGGGGTAAGGCGCATACAGCGCTCCATGGGGGCAAGCGAGGACGACCTCAAAGTCCTCATCGCCAAAGGCTACCTCATAACCTTTGCAGACGGGGTCTGCGTCCTTAGCCGCTGGAGGCTGGATAACACCATACGGCGTGATCGCTACCACCCGACCGAGCACCAGGAGGACCTCGCGCTTCTCACGCTCGAAGATGGCATCTACCACCTATCCCAACAACTGCCCCTACCTGCGCCTGCGCCCTGTCTGCAACCTATGGATTCCAACGGGGCAACCGCTGCGCAACCTTCTGGCAACCAAAAACAACCCGAGGTTAGGTTAGGTAAGGTTAGTACAACAAAAGAGACTCTCTCTAACGAGAGAGCAGAGAAAAGTCAGCATCTGCGCTTTTTGCCGCCCACACCCCAACAGGTCACCAACTATGCAAGATCCAAGAACCTCTTTCTCGACTCAGAGCGCTTCTGCGACTACTACACCTCAAAAGGCTGGAAGGTCGGAAGGAGCCCGATGAGGGACTGGAAGGCGGCGGTCAGAAACTGGGCGGCGCGGGAGCAGAAAGGAGCACACCATGCAAATGACAACCGAGCAGCAAGAGCAGCTAAGTACGCAGCTTACGGATAAGCTCCGCCGCGCAGGCATCCCTGAGCGTTATTGGGGCATACGCAGCTCTCTGGAGCTCCCGGCATCTCGTGGCCGGGGGCTTTATCTTTGGGGAAAGGCCGGGCGCGGAAAGACTGCGGCGGCCTGCGCCATCGCGCATAACGTTCTGGCGTCTCCCATCCGTATGGTCGACGCTGAGGGCACCTACGTCTGCGACCGCTTCCACAGCGTGCGCTTCATCGTTATGGCCAATTTTGAAGACCAGATACGCTCCACCTACCGCAGGCGTGGGCTCACAGAAGACGACCTTTACGAGGAGCTTTCGGGAGTGGAGCTTCTAGTGCTCGACGATCTGGGCCGCCAGAGACTCAGTGCCTGGGAGGCCTCCACGATCTATAGGGTAATAAACGATCGCTACAACGCCTTGCGCCGCACGGTCGTGACGAGCAACTACAGCATCTCCGGCCTTGCCGCACGTATCGAGGAACAAACAGATATAGAGATGGCGGAAAGCCTTGCCTCCCGCATCGCCGGGATGTGCGAGACGGTTGAGGTCAAAGGCAATGACCTCAGGATCAAAGGAGATGAGAACA